TTAAAATATCAGGAGGTATGCAAATTATGTATCATTTTCTCAAATCTTTAGATTTGAATGTCGAACAAATTGATAGAGTTTCCCTACACCTTGATCGTATTGTCGCTGGAAGTAATACCGTTCTTAGATCTCCAATCGGTAGTGCTTTAGATCCATCCTTAATTTTGTCCGGTTGGGATAAGATCTATTCATCTAAGCTTCATGATGTTAGTTATAATCTTAACAAGTTAGAGATATCGAATCGTTCTAAATACGGTCCAAGAAGTTTGGCTTCTCCTTGGATAGATCGAATCGAAGGGGTAAGTGAATACTTTCAATCTTCCAAAGTGTTTATTTCACCGTACGTTACAGTTGCTTCCTCGCCCCGGAGGCTAAGACCCTTGTCAAAGCAAGAAGCTTCTAAGTTCTTAAAGAATAATACAAATTCTGGTTTGCCATACTTGGGCCGGAAGAGTCAATTCAAATCTCGTGTCATTAGAGATTTTGAACACTTGTTGGAAAGAAATGATCCATGTATGCTGTTTACTCGAACTCAAGAATTAGGTAAAACTAGGACTGTTTGGGGTTATCCTATGGTTGAAACTCTGAACGAAATGTGTTATTACCGTCCTTTATTAGAGTATCAGAAGAAGCTTAACTGGCGTAGTGCGCTGCTTGGCCCGAAAGCAGTTGATGAATCCATCACTAACTTAATTCAACTTTCTATTAGCCGTGGCTTTAGTTTAGTTTCATGTGATTTCTCGTCATATGACGCTAGTGTGAAAATCCAACTACAAAAGGCTGCATTCCAATATATTAAAGAAATGTTTCAGGTTTCCTATCATGATGAAATTGATGATATATTCATCAAATTTAATACTATTGGTCTCATTACACCGAGTGGAATTTTAAGTGGACCACATGGTGTTCCTTCAGGTAGTACCTTTACAAATGAGGTTGATTCAATCGTTCAGTATCTGTGTTCTAAACAATATGGTTTAGAAGATCAATCAATGAATATTCAGGGTGACGATGGCGCATATTCAGTGGCTGATCCTTATACTTTCTTTGATCATTTTAAACAATTTAATTTGAATATTGAAGAATCGAAAAGTTTCGTAGATAGTAGAGATATTATCTACCTTCAGAATTTACATTCTCCAGATTATGTTAATTCAGAAGGTTTATTTGCTGGAATTTATCCTACTTACAGAGCTTTAGGTAGAATTATATTTCCAGAGAGATATACTAAGTATAATGTTGATGGAATGGAGGGAGCCGACTTTAATTCCATCAGGGCAATTTCTATTTTAGAAAATTGTAGTCAACACCCATTATTTGAAGACTTAGTTAAATATATTTATCAACTTGATAAATATAAGCTTCACTTTACTAGGAAAGGTCTTAAGTCTTACGTTCGACACTTAGCTTTAGACCAGGTACCTGGTGAGACATTCATGTATAAAAGGGGGGATTATATACATGGCCTTGAAAGTTTTGAAACTGTCAAGATTTTGTCTAAGC